ATTCCCTTACATTAGATAATAGAGGCACTGATGGAACTGGTGCAAGTATTGTTGTAAGTGAAATTCTTGGTAAAGGAGTTGAAACTGTTGAGATTGGTATTACTACATTCCCAGGCACTGAATTAAGAAAAGAAAAAGGATTAATTGTTGGTATAACGACTATTCCACATGAGATAGCAAGTGGCGAAACTATTGTTCTAAGTGGTATCGATACTTCTCAATTTACGGAATTTAATGGGCCACAAAAGGTTACTGTTATTGGTAGAACTGTTGGATTAACAACATTCTTGAATAACGTTGCCACAACTGGGGTTTCAACCCACATATATGTAACAGATACAAGAGGTTTTAAACCAAGTGACCATATCGGTATAGGTACAGAAACATTCTTAGTTACTAATGTTGATGTTCAATTCTCTAGGTTATTTGTAAACAGAGAGGATTATGTTGGCGCTGCAATGACACATTCAGCTGGAACTAACAATGTTATATTAAAACCAAAGGAATTTTCATTCCCACTTGGAGCTTCAACAGTAACTCAGTTTACTTTCGAGAATTATCAAACCTTCTTTAACCCACAGGAAACAGTCGGTGTTGGTTCAACAGGAACACATTATGATATAACTCTTACTGGTTTAAGTACTTCTGCTGTACAAACTGTAGAAAATAGGTTTGTACCTGAGCAAAGAATATACATTAAAGGTCATACATTCTTTACTGGTCAAAACTTAACTTACAATATGGGTATTGGTGGAACTTCTATTGTTTGGGCAAAAACTAGTGCTGGTGCAACTTCTGGTGTAGGTACAGTAGTTCTTCCTGATGGAGATGTTTGGGCAATTAACTTTGAACCAGATTATATTGGATTGTCTACTGTTGGATTCCCATCTGCCTCTGATGCTATATGGTTCTATAGTCCTGCTTCTAATTCTGGGTTTGCACATTCATTAACAACCAAGTATCCTAAAGTAACTACAAAAGTAGAAAGATTTTATGGAGCGGTTGGATGTTCAACTGAGCATGGACTTTTAACTGGTGATGAAATTACTTTAGATGCATTACCTAAGTCTGCTGAGTCAGTTGCCTTTAGATATGATCCTGTTATTGCAAAAGTAACTACAAAGAAAGTAGGATTTGCTATTACTGATTTTTCTCCAGATTTAACTCAAATAAACATTGCTGATGATGACCTACAGAGTGGTGATAAGGTAGTTTATTATGATAGCGGAAATACTATTACTGGCTTAACAAATAATGAAACTTATTTCATTCTTAGGGAAGATACTGAGTCTATAAAACTTTGTAAATATAAGTCTGATGTTGAAAATTCCAACCCTGTAGCAATAACAACAGTAAGTGCATCTCAAGCAGGTAATCAGAGTTTTATTGCTAAGATCAATCCACCTTTAACCTTTACAAACGGAAATACAATTACTTTTGATGTTTCTGATCCAACTCTCTTGGATATGAGACTAGATTTCTTTGAAGATATTACATTTAATTCAAGACTTGATGTTTATGGTTCAACTTCTGGTGGATTTAATATTACAAGAAATGGTGTGAGTGGAAATACTGATGCCACTGTAGTTATTAGAACAGATATTCCATGGCCAATTAAAACATTCTATGATTTGACTCCTGTTGTTCCTTCAGATGCAAGAAAGACATATGGATCATCTGATGAAGATGTCACTGGGAGAAATAACATAACATTCAGAAATATTGTTATAAAGAATAAACATAATGTCATAAGAAGTAATGATACTGATTTTACGTTTAATTTAATTGATAAACCTTTAGATTCTCAGAGATATGTTTCTAGAACAGGTGTAAGTACTATCACATATAGTACAACTTCACCTACTGCTAGAGGGCCTGTTTCTCAGACTAAGATTAACTTCCCAGGCAAGGGATATACTGTTCTACCTAAAGTAATTGGTTTTGCTAGTACTCAAGGTAAGGATGCTATTGTAAAAGTATCTTCTCCTGAAATTGGGCAAATTGACACAATTGAAAGGATAAAAGATGGATTTGATTATCCTACAGATCCTACACTTTTACCATTCTTGAGTGTTCCTGCCATTGTTGATATAAGTGGTATTGCTAGAATAGATCAGATTAAAGTTATAGATGGAGGTACAAGATATAATCAACCACCTCAACTTCGTGTTCGTGGTAACGATAACGTAAAGATCGCTGCACATGTAGTGGGTGGATCTGTTGATTATGTAGAAGTTGTTGATAATGCCTATGAATTTAAAGAACCACTAAGCATAATCACAACCAATAACTCCAATGGATATGATATTGATGCGATTACTCATTCAGGTACATACGTTACTGTTGAATTGTTATTAGATGCACAGTTTAATATACCAGTAAAAACTGGATTTGCATCCACTGAAACTAAGTTGCCTTTTGCAGTCGGAGATAAAGTATTTGTTGAAGGATGTAGATTAACACCACTATCTTTAACAAATGGGGAAGGTAACTTTAACTCTGCAGATTATGATTATACATTTTACACTGTAACAGGTGTAAGCACTACTAATGCAACAGTTACTTTCAATATGGGTGATGCCCCTGGCATTTCTACTGTTACTTTAGGTGCCTATAATGATGATTTCACTTTGGGTTCCATTGTCAATTACAATGACATGGCTAAGTTCCAAATGACAATCATTGATGATGCTAAGTATGTTTCTGGTGAAAAGGTAACATCTACAAGATTTGAAGGGTATGTTTCGGAAAATGGTTGGAATGGCAACATTGGTCAACTTCGACTTAGAGATACTATTGGTAAATTGTTGCCTGGAGATACCCTATATGGTCAAGTTTCTAAGTTATATGGAAATGTAAGAGATGTAAACAGATTTAGTGTTGATACAACTCTTGGAGTTACTAGAGATAAAGTTTCCAAGAATGATATGAATGTCGGTATTCTTAATGATTTCAGTCAAAGATTATCCGATAACTTCTATTATCAGAAGTTCTCATATTCAATTAAGAGTAAGCTTCCACATAATAGGTGGAAAGAATCTGTAAAATCTATTGTTCACCCATCTGGTTTCTTAGAGTTCTCTGATCTCATTGTTGAAAGTAATTCTAAGAAGGATGCTGAATCATTGGATTTAGTATCTGTTGGTATTGCTAAGTCAACCAACATGAAGGTCAAACCTGCTGATATTAAAATTGACCTTATTTTGAATATTGACAGTGAAATGTATATGGGTAAGAGGGATAATTTTGCAATGGTTACTGAAGATGACCCATTGCCAGATGGATCTGTACAGAGAGTTTACTTCCCTGAAGGCAGACCTATTAAGAGTTTTGTTATGAACAAGACTAATAAGGTCTTGAATTTGGATGATATTTCTAGTGGATTTAATGGTTCTCATGATAGAACTGGAACATTAGTTGGAAGTAAACAGTTCCAATTAACTTCTGGTGGTGTACCTGCATTTAAGAAACAGTATGATTCTACTGATGCCTCAGTTGTTGATCTAAATCTTAATATTCTTAGTATCCAGAATCATGATTTCCAAACTGGCCAAGCGGTTCTTCTTGATACTCAAGGGGGATCTAAGATTGGTATTGCAACTACATCTCATACAACAGGTACAAAAGATATTGTTATGGCTGCCACAACATCTGGTATTGGTGGTAGTGCGATGTTTGAAAATGGATATAACGTTCAAATTCCAGGCCCTGTAACAGGAACAGCTGTTACTTCCTTCCCAATAGTTGTGTATAGGTGGTACGGATTTGGTAATATTGATGGTGGATTGCCTGGCATATCAACCAGAGGTTCTGGTGCTCGATTCCAAGTTAAGTTTGATTTTGATCAAACAACAGGAGTTGCAATATCAACTGCAGTTGTATTGACCGTTGGTGGATCTGGTTATTTTGTTGGCGATAATGTAAGTATTGCTGGAACCCATTTAGGTGGTGCTACCCCTGCAAATGATCTTACATTCCCAGTTACTAAAGTTACTGGTACAAGAACAGGTGTTCAGACATCGTATCTTGATGTTCCGTCTACAAATGATGGCAGTGGTAGTGGGGCAAGATTTAATATTACTAGAGATGGTAATTTAGATGTTACTAATATTGGTATTGTGACTGGTGGAACTGGATATGCTTCCACTAACGTCATATCCATCGCAGGTACATATATTGGTGGATCTACACCAACAGACAACATATTCCTTTCTCCTACAGAGTTGGGTACTGATGTTATGCCTAATGAATTGTTTATTCAGAAGGTTGATGACTTTAAGTTCAGAGTTGCTGGATTATCCACATCATTGCCATTTGATTTTGTTGGATTAGGAACAGGAACTCATCTTCTTAAAGTTCAGGAACCTACTAAGAATGCTTTGATTATGATTGACAACATAATTCAAACTCCTATAAAGAATAAGAAGTTAAATATAACAGTATCAAGTTCACTTGGATCAGGCGATCAGGGTGTAACAGTTTCAGCTGGTATTGGATCATTATCTAAAGGAGATATTGTCAAGATTAATGATGAATATGTTAAAGTTAAACAGATTGGTGACACTACATTTGTTCAAGATAGGAAGGCTGTTCCACAAAAAGTGGTAGATAACAATTTCTATTATGATACTAAGAGAATGAACTCAAATGTGACTTCTGCTGATACTACATTGGCAACTCACGATGATAACCCTCCATATTAACTATAAATAAAGAAAAACCGTTTTAAGTAATGTCTAAACAGGGAATTAGTACTGGTTCTGCTCCGAATGACGGCACGGGTGATACCCTATTGGCAGGAACTATAAAAATTAATAGTAATTTTAGTGAAATATATGAAACTTTTGGAGACGGTGCTAACCTGTTGAGTTTTGTTTCTTATGCAACTACGGCTGGTTATTCTACTAACTGTGGTATTGCAACAACATCGATTGCAGCGGGTATTGCGAAGAGTGTCGCAGATGATATAAATGTCAATACAACTGGTGTTGTAACATCAAGTTATGCTGATATTGGTAAGATAACCATTCAACAGCCTGGTGCAATTACAGATGGCCCTATTGAGGTTGGTTATGCAACCACCATGTTTAGGATTAAAGCCGATGGTATGGTTGGTATCGGCACATCACTTCCTACATCACAACTTCAAGTTGCGTCATTCTCAAACGAAAAACCTACTATATGGTCTATTGCAAAAGGTAATGCACATGGATTGAGAGTATC